TTGTAACCATGAAGGAAAAAAAATCAAGGAATTTTCAACAGGTTCCCATTGTACGCTGTGAGCGAGGTGTATAGAGGCTTTATCTGTTTTAGGGGGTGATAGTACCTCTGATTGTGGTTTAGGTTCTAAGAACACGATATTTCCACATTTTTTAGGAGCTTTTAAATAAAATACACCTGATAAATAGTTATATGGGTGTGTATGCACATTGTTTCGTGATCCAGGTGGATTTATCATACCCCACATGCCCGTCATTTCAGGATTGTAATTATCTTGTACATCCATGTGATTAAAACAGTCTTTAGCATATTTAAGAATGTCACCGACTAATGGATTAAATTTCTTTATACTATATATTTCATCATGACTATGCCAACCACCGATATTAGATCGCGGCATACCCATTTCATCTTTTTCTCTTAATTGATAAATAGTATCAATAAGATGTTCATGACCTTTTAATTGTATTGAAAACACAGGGGTAATAAATAAAGAGTGTAATTGCATTAGTTTTCTCCAAATATTTGTAGTGTAACTCTTACCTCTGATGCTAAATGAGAGATAGGTGTTACGGTGTGAAGTTGTTTAGAATCATTTAAAACTAAACTATTATATTCTGGTAGCATAACTTTCCATGATCTATCCTCGTCTTGCCAAATAAACCATCCACCATCATCTCCATGCCATTCTGTATTAAGATAGATTGTAGATGCAAAAACATAACCAGTATCGTTATGAATAGATATACCTGAGCCAACATCCCAAATATATAAATTAATATTAGTGCTTTTAGTTTTAGGTATAATTAATTTAATATCATCTAAAATTTTATTTTTAAGTTCGCCAATTAATGGCTTCACTGAAACTGTTCCTTGATTATTTGTAAGTAATTCTTGCGACCAAAAACGTCTATTAGAAACCCAAACATTTTTATTTACCGATAATGTAAGTTCATCGGATAAGTCTTTTAAAGTCGTTTCTTTCAAAACGTTTTTAAATAACTTCACTAAAGCTGTCCTTTCGTGACCTCCATAAAACTAGCTATAATGTGCACCTGATTGGCAGCATTGGCTTGAACTTTTAGAACATCACTTTCTTGCAGAATTAAAGGTTGAGTCAATAATTCTGTTGTTGTAACTGTAGCAACACTCTTTGCTTTGAATATTTCAAAAGTTGCAGCGCCTCGGACAACTTCAACATCAACTAAAGTTGTTGAACCAGAGTCATTGCAAACTAAAAGAGATTTTACTACATCTGTAGTAGGCGGAACAGGTGGCGTTGCACCAGCATTAGCCGTAGGAACTGTTATAATGGTTGTTAAATCTGTTGTGGTAATATCTACCATTGCGCTTTTAAAAGTATTAGCCAAGGAAAAAAGCCTCCGACTGTGATTCTTGTTTTAAATCTTGTTGATAGTTAGTGTTAAGTAAAAGAATAATTTGATCTAATAATGAAACCATTTGGTCAAACTGATTGGCATCATATTCTGGCGTTGCGTTTGGTAATCGTGTGATTGTTATTTTAGCCATTATCTTCTTCCGTCGGGTCTAAGTTGTAACTTTGTTGATCCAAGTCTCCAAGCTGTGTCATTAACTGTATTAGTTTCATATTTAATTTTAACCGCTCTACCTCTGCCTCTTACATCAATTTTTTCCGTAGTGCTAGTAATACTACCTGTTGTAGTTACATTAGCTGCAGATTGTGGATATTGTTCCAATGTTAAAGTAGCCGTCATCGTATTAGTAAGATTATCAAAGTCTGGAACTAATCTACTAACTGACATAAGCTCGTCGCCATCAGCAATCTCAACAGATCCAGTTGTTAAGAAAGCAGATAGAGCTGTGCCATCTGCTTGGTTATTACCTGATTCATGTTCATAGAGATAAGAAGCCCCTGCCGTTAAACCTAGTATACTAGATACGTTTGCTGTTATACTTGCATCGTATTCTGTAGCAATTGGTTGTTCAAATACATAAGCACCGAGCCAAGTTGTTCTTCCAATATCAATAGTATACCAAGTATTTTCTAAATAATTATAAGCAACACCTCTGTCTATTTGTGTAGCGTTGGCTGAAGGATAGTACCAAATAATTTCATTAAAAGCGGTGTTAATACCACAAGCAATATCATTTCTATTTGTGTAACTAAGATCATCAAATACATAATCTTGTACAGAGCATGGCATTTTTTTAACAACACCATCATACATATAAAATGAATTATCTGACATCCAATACGCTCTGCCATTAACTTCAATAGCAGCGTGCTGTGCTATTAATCCACAGTTTGCACCAAGTTGTCTAAGACCAAAAGTAAAAGGTGTACCTACAAATTGAACACCGTGAAGTGAAGTGTCTGTCCAAACAAGTATTTGACCTGATGATTTAACAGCACCTACTATTCTTGAGCCGTCTGATATACGCAATGAACCAGCTTCGTTTGTTGCTACTGGTGTATAATCAGTTGCGTCTTCTCTATCAGAAAATCGAAATAGTAAATCGTCTTGTGATGATGCTGTACCAATAATAGTTTCTGTACCAAAAATCATTAAGTGTCTTGTGTCAGTGGAAACCAAACTAAACCTAGATGCAGTAGGAGCATTAGATAAAGCTGTTGCTCTAGCATCTATTGCACCAGATAAGTCTTTTATAAATGTACTACCGTTTAAAACAGTAGCAATTAAATCTTCTCCAAAATTATCTAAAGACCAGCTACGAGCAAAGACAGTTACATCTGAAGACGTACTAGGTTCATCCCATTTACCTGCACTCCAGGTATCTGTGCTCCATCCATAACCATAGGTTGAACTAGTCTCGCCAATGTTAATTTGATACTTAGCATTACCTGAACCACCACCACCTGATGTAGATCCAGAGGCTGCGCTTGTATGTGTTACTTTGTAAGTGTTTGCGTCAACAAATGTTGTAACTTCAAACTCATTATTCATATCCAAACCATTAATAGCAGAGAAAGAATCAAAAGTTACAAAGTCTCCTTGAATAGCACCATGGTCTGCGTCAGTAACAGTGACGGTTGTTGTACCATTTGTTGTAAAAGGATTTGTTAATGCTGCTGTTTCTCTAAGAGGTGTAATGTCATAGAGAGCACTACCAGAGTATAAATATAATTTTCTATCAGTACCTAAAGCAAGGAATGTAGTTCCGTCTAGACCAATCCAGCTATGCGTATCACGGACCACGCCCACAATAGTTTTATTAGGATCTGGTAAATAAGACCATCCTTTCCATCTTTCAGGCTTTCCGTAATGAAAACGGACAAGATTTGAATCAACATACTTACGTTGATCTCCTGCTGAGTAAGCAGTGTCTTGTTTATCTATGCCTGGTTGGAACTTTAAATCAACTAATTTCATGTCGGAGTATACTAAATTATTTATTCTTTTGTGGCAAGAATTGAGTGGCTACGTTGCCCTTGAATGAGTAATTACCCATGTGTGTCATGCCACTTATAATATCAGCATAGATTTTACCGCCTATTTTCTGCCACAAACGACAAAATGCATAGTCTTCTGATAAATACCTTTTAGTATCAGGTTCTATCATTGTGTCAAAAAATGCATAATTCCAATCAGAGGTGTCATGGTAATTAAATCTTTTGTCATGAGGATCGTTTAAATGTTGATCAGATGTAAATTTAAGATCAGGATATGCCAATGCCATTTTCTTAAATACGTTTCTTTTTATTAACATAAAACCAGTTGCACCATCTAATACTTCTATAAACCCTTTTTCTGCTACAACATGTTTGGGATCTTTAACATTTAAATTATACATTAAAGAAGAAGCATGTAGCTCATCTTCACCGATGTTAGGATTTTCTTTTACTTTGGTAATTGTTTTTGTCCAATTAATTTGCTTGCGAGGATATACACCTGTTACCACGTCTTCATCTAAATCTAACATACGAAACACTGATTCAGGATTAAAAGCAATATCAGCGTCAATAAATAAAAGATGAGTATATTCTTTGTTGTCCATGAATAATTGTACTAATGTATTACGAGCTCTTGTTACCAAAGATTCGTTACCAATAGTTCCAAATTGTAATTCTATTTTTTTCTGTGCAGATA